GCCTGCGCCGCGGACGAAAAGGCCGCGCATGTCTGGCACGTTGAACGTTGTCGACCCGTTTCCGGCACCGTAAGTCGTTCCGATGGCAGAGAACAAATCGGCGTATGTAATACGCGACACTGCAGAACCATCACAAGACAGGAAACCAGATGGTGCAGTTGTTAGAGCAGTCATAATCACCGTTCCGGTTGGTAGTGCACCGGCACCGGCCAATGTATCACCCGACGCTGGGTCAAATTCTTTTATCCCACCGCCAGTCCCGTCGTCGTAAAGTGCGCGGCGCTCCATTGCTTACGTTTTTTCTATCGTAAGTGGTGAAATATTGATTTGTAAATCAGTGTTGTTGAGCGCAACGCCGACTGGTGCAACAAATGTGCCTGCAGATGAAGGGGCTGTAGTGGTAAGTTGCCCAGCAGTAGTAGACGACAAGTAGTATTGAGCACCAGCAGTGAGTGATGCACCGCCTACAACATCTGTCCAATCAGATGAACTTAAAATACCGTTGGTTTGTATACTGCCAGTTGCAGCTGCGGCAATAGACGCTGCGCGCACAAGACCAAGAACTTTCTTAGTCCCTGATGCGTTAGCCCGAGCTAGATCAACTGCGCCAGCGCCTTGAATGTAGACTGCCATGCCCTTGGTAATGGGCGCAGCATTGGCATTTGACATCGTAACTACATCGACTTCGTTGGCCGATGCATCGAGTGTGTCGCCCGCTGGTAATTCTGTGATTTCGCCGCCGACGTTAACGAGGGGTTTTCTTGCTGACATTATTTCTCCTATACCTTTCTAATGGACGGGCCTATTTGCACCACCAACGTGTTGGATGATGTTGCAATTCCAATCCTTTGCACAAAACCGGTGGTTGGTGCTGTATTAGATAGAGTATTTCCGTTTAGGTAAACTGGCATGCCCGGTGTAAAAGACCAAGCGAGATTGGTTATCATGCCAGAAGTTATGACGACTTGCGATTTTCCATTCTCAGCGTTCTCAGTTATGATACCAACTACTTTCCCTATGTGAGTCACTTCATTACTTGAAGCGGCGTAACCTGTAGACGTTACAGGGTAATATGCTGGTACAAAGTCATTAAAAACGACTTCTACTTGCAGTAATGCTTGAGATAGAGCGGCAAGGACCGTACCCAGACGGTTGTTTTGGTTAACAGGACTCGCATTGTCTACTGCGAGTGCCTGCTGCGCATCAAATACTAACCGTCTGGTTGTTTCCATTAATACACTAATTTTGCATGTATCAACTGCCCTGTAACACCAGTCACACCAGCTGGCACTGTTATTACGATTGCATTTGATGCTGCAACGAAACGGCAAGGCAAATCAAGCGCCCCAATAAATGCAGTACCAAATGTGTTTGCTCCGGGGTTCATTGAAAGACTCGGATTAGCGTCAAAAGTATTGTCTAAATCAATTACAACCTGTGTCACATCGGTGCCTGCACCAGAGAATTCTGCACTGACCGTCAACATTTTAATACTGTATGCGGATTTGTAAGCGTAATTGGCACCGACAAAAGACGATGGGGGTGCTGTCGCCGAGAATGAAATGTCAGTGTCTGAAATCGAACCGCCCACTGCTTCTTCAGGGGCTGTGTTTGGCATTTTGAACCAGTAACTCGATGAAGTTTCTGGGTTTTGATTGTTGTTACTGGTTGATTCTATAGATAAATATTTTTGTCCACCAGCACTTACCATTTGGCCAGCGATGTATTTTGTCGTCGAGTCCCAAGGTGAAGCATCAAGTGTAGAGCTATTGATGACGTACCAATATAAATCCACACCGAGTCCGATATCAATATTGACTGCGACGATGTCGAACCGCATACCGGGTTGAACCTTGCAAGTTGAACTAACAAAGTTAATAATGAATTTGCTGCCAGCGTCTATATCGAAAGGCGCTGCTGTTGAAATAAATTTGAAAATGGTGCCGTCAGCTGCAGTTGTGGGGAGAGCGAATGTAACTCCGGCGATACTGGCTGCGACAAATCCTTGGTCAGCATCTGTTAAAGAACGCGTGCCAGCTGAACTTTCTATTAAAAAAGAGTCAGGATAAGCGGACCCACCGCCACCCCCACCGCCACCGCCGCCAGCACCGGCTGGGTCCCACTTGGCAGAGACACCGGGTACGTCTGCGCCCGTGACGGAAGCATTGGCCACCCAAAGTTTGTTGTTGTAATAGACTTGTTTACCAGAAGAACCAGTTACTGTGTTATTCCATACGACTGGTTCTGCGAGTGATTCTACAATAGAATCGAGAGATTCTTTGATCTTTGCCCCTACTTGGGCAAGCTGCATGGCAGGAGAAGAATTGCTTATGATGTCGGCAATTGCTTGCTCGATGCTTGTTAGTGCTGGCATGCTAATAAATAAGCACAATAACACCACGCGAACTGCCACCGCGTGACCCATTAGCAGCAGTAGTTTGCGTACTTGAACTGGCTTGGCGATTTTCACCAAAACCACCGCCCCCACCGCCGCCGCCAGCGCCGTTTATTGCATCATTTATACCAAATGAATTATAATTAGTTGGTGGGTTTTTGATGCTGCCACCTTGTGATGTTGGAAGTCTAAATCCAAAAACACCAGTGGTACCATTGACCCCACCAGCTGTTGCACTTGGTGGCATGGTTCCGTTGCCACCGTTGCCACCGTTGCCACCAAAAGCTCCGGGAGCACCACCACCACCACCAGCAGAGCCACCATCACCACCACCAGCACCAACACTACCTGCACCACCATTACCACCAGCAGCACCATTGCCACCATTGCCACCAAGTGCATCGCCATCTGATGGGGTATTCACTCCACCTGTACCACCTGTGCCACCAGTAGTGCTGCCCGCCGAAAGAGCGTTAACACCAGCGGCACCACCAGCGCCACCAACACCACCAGCAGCAGAAATAAGTGTTGGATTACTTAATGGCCCAAATGTAGAAGCACTACCAGACGAACCGGGCAAACCTTCTCTTGGTGTAGTAAATGATGTAGTTGAGTTTGCACTACCACCTATGCCACCAGCTCCGGGTGAAGTGTCAAGAGGATTCCACCCAGTAGCAGCACTAGCAGCAACCCCCACTGATGCAACATAAGTCTCACCGGGCGTCACATCGAGGATGCCAAATTTGGCTTCACCAGCACCCCCACCTCCGCCTCCACCACCACCAGAGCCGCCGCAGTTGACACCACCAGCACCACCTCCTCCTCCTCCACCGCCAGCGCCACCCGAACCAACTACTGAGTAGATTAGTTTAGTCACTCCTTCTGGGCATGTCCATAGTAGAGAATTTGTTATTTCTATGGTGCCGTGGACACCGGCCACATTGGCAAAAAGATCTGTTAACTTTTGGTATTCTGCTGCCAGAGGTATGCGATTTGGTGCTGCATCAGTAAAAGTGAATGCCCCACCTGATGTTCCAGTGAAAGTTACAAGACACAATTCATATGCGGTCGGTGCTACTGGTTCTATGACCAATTCATAGCTGGATGATTTCTGGTATGCATAAACACCACCACGTGTAACACGAGTTCTGATTTCGGCGTCTATTTCTTTATAGCGGACTTTCACGTAGTTGGTAGCCACACCATCAAGAGTCGCATTAGCATACAAATTATCATTTATCTGACCACCAGTGACCGGTCTATTAGTCAAAGCTGGGACTTCAATTCTGACAAGGGTGTCAACATTCGTGGTTGTTGGTGGGAAAGAGGCGAAAGAATCTGGTCTCTTAGTGACGTAACTTTGGTACCCCACAACACTAGTGACATTGATAGTATCACCAGTTCCTTTTGATACCGCACCAGTAGACAAACCAAAAAAGAATGCGACTCCATTTATGTGGTCGAGAGCCAGTTCACCAATTTTGTCAATGATGTACCAAAAGTCACGGTGCCAGTCTTGTGAATAGTATCTGTCACCGGCATGTTGTGCATTCTTGCCGGTGTAATCAAAATTGTGGTGCCGCATATTAGTAGATAAGAATCACTTGGCCAGTAGTGGCTCCACCAGCCCCACCGACTTGGTTTGTACCCGAAGTGGTGCCACCACCGCCACCGCCACCGCCACCGGCCCCAGCGAGTCCAACAGCACCGTCTTTGGCTGCGCCAGAACCATTACCAATACCACCCGCAGCACCGGCCCCACCAAACAGAGTGGTTATACGACCACCAGTGCCAGCAGTAGAACCAGAAGCATTGGTGCCGTTATTACCATCAACACCAAGACCACCGGGCGAGCCACCACCGCCTCCACCGCCTCCACCAACATTCGGCACGTTTGGTCCAGTGGTACTTAAAGCGCCGTTTGCTCCATTACCACCTGCGCCACCACGAGCGCCGGGCGAACCAGAACTGTTTACAGCACCACCAGTGCCACCAGTACCAACAGCACCACCAAAGCCAGCAGCAGCACCACCACCACCAAGCCCACCGTTACCACCCAGAGCAGTTACACCATTAAATGAAGAAGACCCACCATTGCCACCATTGCCACCACCACCCGCACCGCCTGTGCCTGTGCCAACAACTATTGGATAAGTATTACCGGGCGTGACTGCTATTAAACCGAACATAGCATGGCCACCCCCGCCGCCGCCACCCCCACCGCCTCCAGAGGCTTGTTGAGAACCGCCACCGCCGCCGCCACCGCCAGCACCTATGATCGAATACAACACTTGGGTTACACCAGTTGGACAAACCCAGTTTTGTGATGAAGTAAATTGTTTAACTCCGTGTAGTGGTGACACTAGACTCATCAGTTCACTTTGTTTCACAAATTCTGATGCAAATGGTAATCTGTTGCCTGTTATATTAGTTATCGTGAAAGCCCCACCTGCCGTGCCAGTGAATGACGCTATGGCTATCTCTTCTGATGTTGCTGTTGTAGGTTCTATACGTATCTCATATGACGAAATTTTTTGGAACACATACGACCCACCGCGCACTGCTTTTGTGCGAGTTTCACCATCGGTTTCTTTGTATTTTATCTTGACGTAGTTAACAGCAACACCGTTGAGTGTTGCGTTGGCGTAGCAATTAACAGAGATTTGCCCACCAGTTACTGCAAGATTGGTTTGGGCTGGCACTTCTATCCTACACACCGCTGTGTCATTGGCAAGGGTGGGTGGAAACGAAGCAAAAGATGTTGGCACTTTCACTGGGAAATTCTGATACCCAACCAAAGCCGTGATGTTCAACGAATCCCCACTGCCTTTAGTCACAGCACCAGAAGTAGTACCAAAAATGAATGACGCCACCCCACCACCAACTTGGTCTAACCCGAGTTTGCCTATCAGGTCGACGCAGTACCAAAAATCACGTATGCGATCTTGTGCGTAGTACCTATCACCAATAGCCTTGGGGACACTCCCATCATAATCTGTATTGTGGTGCTTGTTCATTTTATCTCCTATTCAACAACCGGACTCGGATACATCACGAAGTACCCACCAGAATCTTCATACCCAAGATATACAATAAAGTAGGCTGGGACTTCTGGTAGTATCACTCTTTTTATCGTATCAATCATATCATTGGTTATAGCCGCCCCAGCAGTTGGGTTGTCAGTCAAAGATAGCCAGACAACGCCGGGGGTTTTTTCGTTAGAGTCGTCACCTATTACAGCAAAACCATACACAGGCGAACCATCCCCACCAAAAATAGACCATGAAGTCGATTCATCGTCGCCATCACCCAATAAAATTTCGTCTTCACTCACACTATCATCGGCTTTGTATATATAACAGTCAAGACCAGCGATTGCATCAATGAGTGGTTTAACCACCGGTTCAAACAACCCATGGTCACGATGGGTCTTTATTGCGTTTTTGATTTTTGTACGTTTCACCCTGTCTGAGTCTGCTGGTGACAGGGACACTGCGTATTTGTCTGCATGCAATGACAGGAACTTTGGTGGGCATTGCTCAGGGTTGCGCAGATATTCAATCTGGATTGTATCATTACGCAAGTTAGTCAGTGTTTCGTCTGCCTTGGCCACCATAGCTTGCCCACTGGGGCTATCTGGTAGCTGGTCCCGCAGCGTCTGTGGTATGTACTTTTCAAACGGTATTGGCAGCATTATACTATCTCAGTTGTTGTTACTGTTCCATCAGTTGACGTCTCGGAACCAGTAAAAGTAATCGGGAATGATGGAGATGCTACCGTCAGGTAGTCCACACCAGTAACGAAAGAATCCAAAAACCCGAGCACGTCTGACTGCTGAATCGACGCACCAAATTCAAACAGTGGTATGTTGTCCAAAAGGCGTTGTATCGCCTCATAATCATCAATAGTGAAGCTCGTAGAGAAAATGTTGTTGATAGAATCTACTGCATCAGCAATATCGGACCCAATGTACGTGTCGACGATTTCTGATGTGACTTCAGAAAACAATAGTTTGACTGCAAGGTCATACAGCGGTTGCACATCGGCAAAAAGATAGCCCGGCAGGGGTTTGAATGCTGATGTAAAATTGATCGCAATATAAGTGGGTGCTTCAACTACGATGTTTGGTTCTTCGAACAGTGAACGAGATATTAGAAAAGCCTCAAGCCCCGATACAAGTGCAGGAGACGGAGCGCCACCACCGGTCGGCACGACGATCACTTGGGCTGAGAGCGGCCCATAGTAGTTGCGGTTGATTTTTACACGAGCAACACCGCCGTAAGATTTGGAGAGTGCCTCTCCATCTGCAGTGGTGATGAAGCGATTCTGGGCCTTGAGCAGTATTGGTGCAAGGCGCTTTGCGTTCTCTGTAGATTCCTCAGCAGCACCACCATTGAAAACCGTGGCGTTGAACGTAGCTTCTATGTTCGAATCTGCGCCACTATATGATGTTATGCGGTTGGTTGATGAAACGTTGGATGAAGTACCACCACCTGTCGCATAGGCAACCATGATGTCAAATGCAGCTGGTATAGCGCCATAAGTGCCATTACCAAATCTCAGGTATGGTGTGCCATCTGTGCGAGACAACAGGCGATAGTGTGTGTCAGTAGGTTGGGAATCTACAAAACTGTCAACGCGCGTCCACACCACACTGTTGATAGTGACCACTTCTGTACCGATGATGAGGTCAAGGTCTACAAGATTGAATTCCTGCCAGATCGAAGACCCATCACTCTTGCCCGCAGCATATTCTGGCTTGCTGTCTTGCTGATAACAAGTAACAATGGCCGCTCGCACTTCGAGAGTGTGAGTGCCTGTGCCAGCATCAGCGATATCTATGAATGTTCCGGCCATTGCATCTGCCAGAGATGCAGCAAGCTTGAAAGTGGTGTCAGTTACTGCTATCAACCAGTAAGATTGGGCAGACAGACCAGCGGGCAGCGTTCCAGATGAAGACAGTTTCACTTTCACACCAGTATAGCCCCAGTTACCGGCTGTGGGTATTGTTATCAGATCGGTACCTGCAGACGCTGTGAAAGTGGAAGTTACAGAAGACACAGTGGTGTTGCTGCGCGAGATGTATGGCAGAGATGAAGCGTTACTACCACCAGTCAGTGTGGCTTTCAAGTCGCTTTTATTAATGAATAGAGGCAGAACTGCTGAATCCTGCAGGTTGAAGACCTGAACACCCGATGATGTTGTGGGCCGGGTAAGATAGTAATCGAGCATCTCAAGATGATCGACTATTGCCTGTTTTGTGAATGCTGTACGCAGGAAAGCCAGATTGGCTACTGAGTTATTCCACATGGAAATAACATCACCAACACCGGCCCAGATACGCTTAAACCATGCTGGTTTGTCTACCAGTTCAGGGTCTGAATTGATATCAGCCAGTATCCTTTCGTAACTGCGGCTTGTGTATTGTATTGGATTCCTTGTTGTAGACATGATTAACCCCCGGTAGCCCCAGCAGGTAATGACACACCGAGGTTTCGCACATTTTTGAGACCAGAAAAAGTAATAAAAGACACAGTTACTTCAGCACCACCCTTGGGTGGGTATGTTATCTCAACAGATGACTGTGATGCTGCCACGCGTCTGTCCTTAGTATTGCCAGAACCATCAGACACTTCATTGTTCCTGCGGGCTATGGCTGCAGCGATGTCAAATCGCATAAGGAAATCAAGCATACCACCGCGCGGATTGTTACGAGTGGCCGCAAGATCAGTGCCATTTGCGCGATCATAAAACATGGCGTTTTTCGGTTGGAGTATAGTCTCAGATACGTCATTGATGCACTCAAGCACTAAATCGTTTTGCCCGTAGTAGAAAAATGAATCAAAGGTCCCGATGACGGCCTGCATACAGTCTACGTAAGCTACTTAGTAAAAACCGATGTAGAAAGCAAGGCAGATGTGGGTGCAGTCGCAGCAGTAGCCGGTGCTCCAGATGGTGGTGAAGTTGTAACCCCAGTTTCAGGGTGCACATGCGCGTTGTATTTTGTTATCAGGGCATTCAGCGTTGTGACCAACTGGCCAAGGAACGTTAACAGTTGGTCACCCTTGACCACTGGAGAAGTGGCTGTCTTGTCACCCAACTTCAACAGCAGTTTTGACAGAATAGTCACCTGTGCAGTAAGATCGTCCACCACCATGCCCTGCTTGAGCAATGGCGACTCAAACACAACATGAGTGGTGGGCAATCCGTCGTAGTTCGATGGTATGGCATCGGAGCTTTCCTGAGCCAGACAGCGATAAACTGGCCAGTCCATGTCACCGCGCAAAAATGACACTTCCACCAGCGAGCCTATCTTAGGTACGGACATGGCGTGTAGTTGCCTTGGGTAGCACCATGCCGCAGTCGTTGGGTCATCCCACCCAAGATCAGGCACCAGACATAAAACTTTGCCTGACTTTGGGCGTATAGGGTCGATGTTAACAATTACTCTGCCCTGATATGAACGGTCATAGATCGTCTCTTCTCTGGCGATCTCTGATATGAGAGAATCTAAGCTGTAGTCGTTATCCAACTAAGGACCCTCCGTTTATGGTGTAGCCGTCAACGATATCGATTGAATTCTTGTATGATTCGCGGTTTATGCTGTGTGATACTTTCCGCATATAAAACTTGATGGGCGATGCTGCAGTCTGCCGCATACGTGAGGGGAAGCCTTCACCAAATGTCGCTTTGTTGCCAGCTGTAAACAAAGGATTACCAAGACAGTTAATGGACGCTTCGTACCCAGACCCCTGTGGCGCAGTAGTTGACACTGCCGGTTTAAAGAACTTGCGTTTCACAAACTCGTCAAAATCATCGGTCTCGAGCATTTTGGTTGTGAACGCTGCAAGATCTTTGACATTCTGTTTCCTGTCGCGATAGTAGCGCTTGATGGCGTCGAAATCGAGCTTCCAGTATGTTACTTTTTCGTCGTTGGCTCTGGTGTAAATGTACTCTGGCTTGCCGTTGACGTAGTTAATAGACACACTATCGCCGCCTGAATTGGTCTTTTTCCATGTATAGTCAATGACATTGCGTATCCCGCCCATGTACTCAAAGAGGTTGGAGTTGCCAGCTGCGCCCAACACCACATTAAGGAATCCACATGTCTGTACTTTTGACGGGTCAACAAACATAAGGGCCGGAAGACCAGCAGGTGTATAACCAATACTGAAAGATGCCCCCCATTCTTTGGCTTTGCGCAACAAGAATCTGAATGGCGATTCATTGTCCATACGAACACTGGTATCTGGTGTCACCACTTCGTTGCCACGTTTGAAGTCAACAAACATCAGTGGTATTTTCATCATGGCAAGTGCCACTTCACGCACGAGTGTTTCCTTGGTACCAGCAAACCAAAGCCGGGTCTGGGCATTTTGCCCAAGTTCAACATGAGACTGAAACTGGCAGTTGTATGTCACCTGTCCATTGGAAGAACCACCACCAGATGGAGACAAAACACGGGCAAGGATTGTGCGCTTGGCAGCAATGTTTGAAAACTCAGTAGGATTCTTGCTCAATTGCAATACCGAGAACGGCGACAAATCAGGCACATAATACCCCCATGTTATCTGCAGTTTTGTGTAATCACGTAGAATCCTTGAGTACTTGTGGTATGGGTCATTCAACACGAGAGACCCCGTTGTCATCTTGCCCATCTCTTCTGTGATCTCAAGTGACATGACATCCTCATTGCTCACCAGCGCATCGTCTGGAGACAACAGAAAGTCGTTATACAGCATAGGCCCTTTTTTTAGGACAGGCTTTATATTGAAGAATGAACGGTCTCTGTTAGTTATGCCTATCATAGTGGCACTACCAGATTGCGCAACCCGATGATTGAGTAACCATTGTCGACTATCGCAGCTTCGTTGCGTTCATAAATTTTATATGATGAACTCTCGCTGTCTGCACCGTAGACTTCCTGTCTAACGCAGATTTCGTCTATAGTCTTGGCCACGCCAACTTCTGCAATAGAGGCGTCAGTGTACGCCGGGCGCGGGCGTATGTCCTTTACTGGCACTTTGTCGCCGCTTAGTGGCCGGGTGAATGATATTGTGTCTACTTCAACGTAACGCGGCATTAGTAAGCCCTCTTACCGGTAGCAAGAGAACTCGCGACGTCATAAGCATTGAGCACCATACCAGTGAGCGATGCCATCTTACGCCAGATTTCCTCTGCTTTATACATGATGTGTGATTCATCCAGCCACAGTTCAAACTCGATCTCGCTATACTGTGGCATGCCGAGTTCATTAACCCAGCCTTCTTTGTGGGTGGCGTCAGCCTTTTTCACCCAATACACAAGAGGCAGTGAACCTGTCCCCCATGAAAACAGAACTTTGGGCGTTGGTGTGAATTGGCCATTTGATGTGGCCAGAGAGAAGAAACCACCTGCCTGATTCCGCAGATTTTCTACCTGCTTGAGTAACAAAACGTTACCAACAGTGTTATTGCGTTTTATGAGTGGTATTGTGAATGAAATCTTGCGATTGCCACCACCAGCTGGATTAATGGGCATGTAATTCAGGCCGGGTATGGGTGTTTCAGTGAGTACGATGTCTTTGACATCTTTCATATCGCCGGGTATGATGGTGGAAGTCAACAGTTGGTAATTGCTCATGTCAAACATGAACCACGGTAGATGGAAAGAAGTCTTCGGCGCGTTATAGTTGACTGGCATTAACGGTTAGTCGCTCCTATTGCTGCACGGCGACTTTTCACTGCAGCACGTGCGTCTTTCTCAAGAGTGGTAGCGAATTTTTCTGCTGCTGCTGGTGCAGAACCCTCAGTCACTTTCATGTTCACGTTATAAGTGAGGTCTACTTTGCCATACTTGACATCGAGCGCTTCCTGCACTACTTCAGGCAAGGACGATTTGTATGCCTTGCCCGTGCGGCGAGCCTCAGCCACTTCCTTGTCACGTGTCTTCTTCGCATTGATAAGCAGAGTTGGGTCTTTGTCGAACCGCGATGCTGCATGAGACCCCAGATCTTTCTTGGCATCCGCTATGGCTTTGCTCTCATCAACCTCTTCAACAAAGCCCATCAACTTGGCCACCCAGTGGAAGAATGTTTTTAGTCTATCAACCACTTTGCTGATCTGTTTGCCCAGCCATTCAAATGCACTACCAATAGCACGAGCCGCATCACCCAGCCAGTTGAGACCAGCACTATCTGCGATCTCGCCAAACTTGGTGAACATGCTACTTAGACCTTCAACCACCCATTTAATAGCCCGCCAGATTCCTATGAAGATAGACTCGATTGTGCGCAGTATGCCTTCTGGAATAGACTTTGCTGATGTGATGTAGGCGAAGACTTCTTTAAACCACCTTATCAAATCACGGACACCAGTGACAGCAGTCTTCATCATGAGCACCACGACGCGCAGTGCAGCGCCGACCAATTGCCCCAGACGGTACATCAGGTTACCAAAACCATTAATAACTTCGCTTGAACCCAAGATTTCGTCGATCAGTTCACCATAGACTTTGAACAGATCATGCACTTCAGCCAGCAATGGGCCAATCTGTGATGACAGGCCCTGAAAGAAACGCACGATGCCAACATATAGGAAACCAAATATTTTGCCTATAGCATCAGCCAGAGGCTCGAGTGCTACCATGATGAATGCAACGATGATGGCTATCTTGCCCAACAGCAGATTCATGGTGGTACCAATTTTGTTGGTTATCTTGCCGAATGCGTCTTCTACGAAGTCGGAGAATGTCTTGGCTATTCGCTGCATTAGACCCAACACACTTTCTATGACGCCCTTTATGATGCGAAATACACCAACCAGATAGCCACCCCAGCGCACAAACATGGCACGTGAATCGCGCACCCAAGCCAAGAATTTGTTTAGTATTGGTGCCAGTTCCTGCCGCAGAGGCCAGAACAGGTTGCGTTGTATAATGTCACCAGCAATAGAAGCTGTCTTGCCCAGTTCTGGTAAAGCACCAGCAAGCCCACGCATGCCAAGATAACCAAGCGCCACATTGCTTGCCATACGCACCCGAGAATTGATAGACTCGATTGCACCCACAGCTTTCTGCGCACCGGCCATGATAGCCGATGGGTCAAATGCAAAACCTACTGACGCTTCATTTGCCATCTTTGTCTTCTGCTGCCTTGGCTGCTTCTTTGGCTGATTCGCTTATCAGACGCTGCCAGATTTTGTACTGGTCGATTGGAAACGAAATCAGGTGATCGTATGTAAAAGCCCCCTTGCAGAAACGGCCAGCGGCAATCGCATCTTCCATTAGCATCTCATATGAGATATCAATGAAACTGAGATTAAATGCCAACCAGCCAGTGTAGGCGTGTTGCCCTGCAGGTGGGGCCGGGTCTACTGAGTGGCCTGCAGAGCCGAAGAGAAAAAACGTTTGACCGGGAGAACAGCTTTCCACTCTTTGCCGCAATTCTTGCAGCATTTGGATACGCGGTTGTCAAGACCCCACTGGGCAATCTCGGCTGACAGTTCCTTCATGTCTTTTATGTTCTTGATGTTGTCGAACATGAGCATACCAAACTGGTTCTTCCAGCGCTTGTCTACCGGTTGTTCGTTGATGTGGGTCAAAGCTTCCACATAAGTGGCAAATTGCAGACGCATACCATCACGCGAACCCACCATCTGGAAAGCAGCAATGCAGTCACGCATGGTTGGGTGCCGCATAGTGATGCTGTTTATTTCATGCAGTATCTGCCCATTGGATTTGTTCACGATCTTGACTGACTCTGTGAAACTCAGGGTGAATACTGCCTTATCAGGATTGTCCATGCAGATGATTGGCAAATCATTAATCGAGTCGCGAGTGTCGATAGCATCGTCCATTTCACCATCTGGTGGCACGGTGAGTTCAGAGATCACTGGCGTGTCACAACGCGGGCAAGGATAGACACCCTCGACCATGTGGTCTTCATGTACCAATTTCAGAGCTTCAAGGACAACCACTTCCGCAGAGCGATATGACATGGCTTGGCAGATAGCACTCGCGAGTTGTTGGTTTTCCTTGGCCAGCACTTCTTCCTCTGTCTCTTCATTGTAAAAACGAGTGACCACACCAGAAAGGAGTGTGGCCATAGCAGAGAAATCATCGCCAGTACCTGATATGCGGTGCGCAGAAGCCAGCGTACCAGTGGTTGGTGCCTGAACTTCTACGTCTGTGAATATCTGGTCGTTGCGGACAATTGGTACAGGAAGTTTCATTAGATGACGCCTACCGGTATCAGGTCCCAAGGAACGAGAATAGGCTCGCACTTGGCGAATGTCGGGTTGGCACCATCAAAAGGAGGCTCTGTGTACTTGAGCAGTTCCACACCTGTCAGCAGTGTGCGGGCAAATTCGACACCCGCAGCATCGGTACGGATGATTGTAACATCATGGTCTTCATCCTTGAAGAACCAGTTGCGCAGAAAAGCAAGAGTCTTGCTATTGCGCTGTACCTTGTAGCCGATCTGGACGGTGGGTATTTTGATAATACCATTCTGGATAACGCGAATACGCTTGAATTCAGGCACTTCGATCGAACCCTTCTCCATGCTGACTTCACCCACCATAAACAGGCCGGGCAGTTCTTCGCCATCGATGAGTACCCGTTTCTTTTCTGCCATGTCATTACGTTGCATTGTTTTCTCCTTCGAACAGTTCGAGCTGCTCTCCCTCTTGTGTATTAGATAAGTGTTCGCGAGCCTTGATTAATTTTATTCTTTCCCGCACTTCATCATCACTGGGCGATCTGCCAAAAGTGCAGATGTATGAAGACACTACTATGAGATTTAGCAACCAGTCCTGCTCAGAATCAGTCAAGATCACGCTATTACCCGCCCCGCACCAATAACATGAGACGGTGCTGTGCTCTGCCCGGTACCTGACTGAGTGTAGACTCGTTTTGTGTGGTTGGGTTTCATTTTGTCGTCTTTGTCTATGCAGTTGGGACGGCGGCAAAACACCTGACCGTCCCATTCTGCTTTCGACTTCTTAAAGCAATTGCGGCAGTAAAAATCGCGCATGCCTTACTATCGGTTAGAGCATCAGACCAACACCAATTTTTATGCTGCCAGCCGGTGCCGGGTATTTGAACCATGAGTCCAGATTCCGCTGTCCTGCCTGCACTGTTGATGGTGGGTTGTTGATGACATCGGCCTGAATCTGCACGTGCTCTTCAAAGTCAGACAGTGTATTGTCTGCCTTGCGCAGCTGACCGAATGTCTCGCCCTGAGGAACATTGCCTGTAGAGCCACGGTCCCAATGTGCGCGATAGAAATTGTATATCGCAGTCTTGTCTTCTTCGATTCGGTTTGCACTGTTGGGCGTGTTGACACTCGGTGCCAGTGAATCTTTGATAGAGACTTTGAAATACTCGCGCATCAGAATGCCATTGGCAAACATAAACTCAAGTGTGGTACTCGGTGTGAAGAAGTCCTTGATCACAATGCCACGACCTGCTTCTGCAACAATGCAGTTCGCACCAGCATTGGCGATATCGGTGCGGTCAAGGTCTCCCGTCTGTTCTGTACCCACCACACCACGACACCCGAGCAGCGCAATTTGCTGTACTGCAGGTATCCAGTGAATGCCAAGTGTTTCGATCGCACGAATCCACGCGCCCATCACAAAGCCAACGTTGGGTACTTGGCGTGGTGGTGCGATAGGTGAATTGCTGAAAGGGTCGTCCACTTCGAGCCAGTTGTCGCAGATCACGCCCAGCACATCATCTGAGCGCTGATAGCTCTGGCCAGTAGTGATTTTCTGTGCCTTGCTCAGTGATGCTGGGATATTGTATATCCACTTTGGTTTGTCATCGCGTGTCTGGCAGTAGGCTTCACCAGCGATGTTCACACCAGACAGCGTAGATTCGGTGTTGGTTAGGAAACGAACAGGTAGATTATCAAACGCCGACAGGTTTTCGTACCCATAGTGTGACGCAGTGGTTGCTGCTGTTCCGTCTGCACCGCTCGTGTTGTACACCACCACAGAGTCTGACGCTGGATAGCGCAGATGCCCGCTGGTGGCTGATACCTGATCGGTGTATTTCATGTACTGGTTGACTGCATGTACGTTGTTGACATAGAAATCGGTGACTTCTGGTTCGAGTGAGCAGTAGATTTTGCCGAGATCAGCGTCAGTTTCTGTGACCACACCAGTGAGCGACTTGCGGTACGTCTGGATACGAATACCGAGTGAGCCGCACGTGTCGCCATCAGCCCCTGTGAGCGAAGCATGGAAAGCACCAGACCATAACACTTTTTTGTTGGTCTCGTCGATGCCTGTGATTTTCTTGCTTACTGGGCCACCTGCCACGTCGAACTGCATGACATCACCGATTTTGACACCCGCCACTGAAGAGAGTGTAGCTTCGGTTGCTGCTGCAGCGATTGTACCAACCACTGTTGTGGCAAAGCGATAGCCAAGGGTGATCTTGCGCCCAGTGCGGTTGCCCGATACGCCGTATTCAAGCTCTTCTTGGAAAGCAGCTTCACATTTCAGTGTGTTGACAGGAGAACCTGCACGGTCTTGCACCATGGCAGATGCAACCACCGCATCGATCGCCGTGCCAGTGTTACCCACATGCGACTTGATGAACAGGGCTGCTGCCACGTTGGCAACGTTGGTATAAAAAGCGTTCACGAAGTCCATGCCATAAAATGCTGGCATTGGCACACCAAAGATGATACCCGCTTCTGTAGCGGAGTTCACCTGAAATACCTTGCGGTACTTACGCTCGAACTGGCCTATTACCCCGCCGTTGCTGAAACGGGCGGGCTGGACCTGTGCTTGCTTTTTTGTTGGTTTGGATTCGGCGTAGATACCGAGGCGTCTTAGTGGCATAATTTTTTCTCCTTGTTGGTAGTTGATATAGTGCTATTTCATCAAATGGCATGTTACTTGTTGACGATGAAGTAGTGAGCCTGTGATGAGAAATCAGGGTGGTTTATGACATCCACGGGCACCCGCTGGCGACCCATAGGACCAAAGCAAAAAGTGCTGCGGCCAATGTGAAGCTCGAAACTGCGATTCTGCTTGAATACGAGTTCAACATCCTTGCTTGCTTCACTCTTGCTTACGCGTTGCTCGGATTCACCGTTATCGTCGGTGGCAATGCTTTTGCTAACGTCGTTCTTTCCCATATGTCCTCTCTGACTTTCAGTTTGATTGGGTACTGCACTTTTGGTATGATGCCAAACGCTTCGTTAGGCTCAACCTCGTTTGACGCTCCGTCGCTGCTCTTGTCGAGCGACAAACCATTGACCCAAAAAGGATCATAAACGATGAACTTGCGCACCACTTGGGCCATGTACTCGATGAGTTCATAACTCCTTGCTTCACAGTCAATAAGTAAGGACCATTCAACCAACTGACCAGTCATTCTTGACTGCACTGTCTGTGCTACAACGTCCCATGAATCTAATACTTGCCACTGTTCGGTGTTTTCATATTCAAATCCTGAAGAGAAACCCCAGATGGTGACTGATGGTAAGACTATGTTGTTTGATTTGCGGGCGAAACTTACATCAAATAGCAAATACACGTCTCCACCGGCCCCCGTGTATGTGGCAGTGAGAGACTTGCCGTCGCCTTGGTCGCCGAAATAGAAACGCATAGGCCCCAGACCCGTAGTCTCATTTAGGGTCATGCGGTCTATGTTGTGTACTTCTCCTATGACGCCGTTGGTGATGTATATTTTGGCATAACGATCGACGAAATCGGGCTGTGTCGCACACTCTATGTAGTCCTGCCCCACCACCGCAGAACCGAACGTTCCGACTTTTATACCGGCAAGATCTGACCGACCCGGCACTGGGAAAGCTTCTGTCATGAGCAGTTGTATTTTGCTTCTCGCCGCTTCCAGAACATCATATGGCAGGTTGTCTTTGCATGCTATGCAGTTGCTGATTATCAGATAGTCATCGTCGTTGTGTAAGGCTGTAATCCTGATTCTGCTCACCACTGCATTCTCTGGAACGCGTATAGTCACACCATCAAACTGTGGCCACACTGGCAGGTAATACTCAGTGCCTGTGCCAAAGTCGATTTTGTATGAAAACTGGCTGGGCATCTGATAATCAACTGACGCCTTGTTCCTACTCCACACAGCTATGGTCACATCGCGCATTTTACCCACATTGACTGCAGGCGAGATAGGCAGATTGGCATACTGGTTCAATGCGCCGTTGAAGCGCACTATCGTAGAAGCTGCATGCTCCTGTGCTATGAAATTGCGATCTGTACACAACCCATGCAGGGTAACTGTTGCATTGGAGGTTGTCCAACCAGATAGGCTACTTAGCGGGTTTATCATCACTTTCATAAAGTGCGTTCTCCTTCTTCACCCGATCGAGCCATGCAGAACGACCTGTCTTGATGAGATCTGTTATGGCTTTTTTGACCTGTTTTCTATCGGTTTCTTTAGATATGCGACGTAATACCTTCTCCCAGCTGTTCTTGAGAGCTGGTCTCGGCGGCAGTATGATCGGCACTGGATCGCCGCCCTTAGGGATGATAGTAACACCAAACTCATGAATGGCCAGTAAGTGCGCGAGTGTGAGCTTTTTTGCTTTCCAGTGTTTAGCCCGTCTACCAACAACTTTCACCACCCCACGCTTGCTCTTTGCTGTGATGCGTAGCGCATTGTATAGAGAATTGTTTTCTGTATCACCGGCCCCATAGAGCGGGTACGATGGGAAAGGCAGATCTTGACCACGCTTGCGGGCAATAGTCTCGGGTTGGAGTTTATCAAGCCTCAGGGCATTCTTCTTGAGTCCTGTTTGCCACTCCTTCACCACAGCCGTGGCTGCTTTCTTGGTGCCAGCAGTCACAGCATCGAGTACATAGTTGGGCAGATTGCGTATCTGGCGCATCATGGCAGTATGGGCGCTGTTGGCCTTAACTGCCATTATCTCCTCACCAGTGCAAACGTGTAGTACAAAATGGTATTGGCTAGCCCGCCTACTTTGCCCTTTTCCTTGATATCAAATGTTTCACCAGCGAGATTAACGCTGGTTTTTTGTACGTCGAGAGCTTCCCACTTTATGTTCTGGTTGTCCCAGTCAAGAGCTGAAGTGTAAACCACAACCGCACACTCTTCACGCAGCCCCGCCTTCTCGATCTGCCGGGCATTGGGGGAGAAAGTTACAGGATAAGCTTTGAGATCTGTTGGAGTGTTGTCTGGTTTCTTTTTGACTGTGCCGTAAGTATCAAGTGTCTGTTGTGCCTGAGTATTGCGTACAAGGAACTCCAGTGGGTAGCCGTATACAGCAATCTCACGTGAAATGTCTGTTCTTGCTTGCTTGGCTTCGGCTTGTACAGCCACAGGCACTGTCAACATTAGGACCCCACAACACCAGTCCAATAAGACTTCAGTATAGTCATGGCCATGCGGGCCAGATCATTGCGCATGTTGGTATATTTGCCCCTGTTGCCATAGGATTTTGAGAAACTGTTGGCAGTTGGGCTACCACCGCCTGTCATGCCTTCAATGTGGCCAAGCACTGACTCCGCTGCCAGATAAATGATGGCCTGTTGCAGATCATCAGGCAATGTGCCTATGCCGTAAGTGTAAGTGACTTTGATATTCTTGTGGCCCCGTGGAAACATGGCTGGGGCATTGGCTTCATCTGCCACACCCTTGGCCCTGATAAACCCGCCTTGTGGGTCGAATGTTAGGTTGGTCAGATTGACACCGGGCAACTGTGTTGCTGATATGAAATTAACGGCATCAATTGATAGGATGTTTTTGTGGCTTAACAGCAAGACTGCACTACCAGTGCCAGACAAGAACTCAGTAATCTGGGCAGAACTTACAGAAATGGGAGAGCCAATCTTTTTTTCTATCCAAGGTATGATAAATTTAGTAATACGATTAGTAATCCATGTATCCGTAACGAGTGTGGTGTCTACACCAACGTAGTTTTCCAACTCGTTACGGACGTCTGTTGCTGTGGGCAGACTTGCCATGGATAAAGGCGTTTAAGCTTGTGCTACCAGATGATAGCCAGAGCGATGAAGCTCGCGCGCTTCGGCGAGTTCCTTCACTTCAACTTTCCCGTCTTTAATGGGCAGAGACACATCTCTGTACTCCATACCCCCGAAATGAACATTGATAGCCACCACACCATTAACACGATTGTTTGGTGCATGATCTGGGTGCATGAATGTCCATGTCTTTGATGATTCTTGTGGTACTGACATGTCACGACGCGCTGGGTCAACCGGCTTGTCTGTAGGGTAATCAGTAAGGTCCACGAAACCATCAACGAGCAACTCATTGCGAAGGGCGATAGCCTCTTCTGCTTTCATTGCATCGGGTATTTTGTACATACCGTCAACGATGTTGAGTTGCAATTCGCGACCATCTTTCAGGATTATGGCTACTTGAGCCTTACCAGATTGTGGTGCGAACGGGCAGTGGAGCACCGATGGGCGCTTCACCTTTTGTGACGCCTTCTCCACTTGTGGAGTGTCACCGGCTTTGGCTTTGTCAGACGCTGCACTTGGCCCCTTGCCTTTGCCATCGGCCAATGGCATAGATTCGGTAGTAGATGCGCCTTGTGGCGGGAGTCCACCACCAAGTGCGGGAGCGGCATCTGCCGCCCCTGCTTCTGTCTTTGCTTCTTCTTGGGTTTTTACGCTCATGATGCTTTTGCCCCTTGATTATGCTACACGCAAGTTACGTGTGATCGCTGACGTGGCTTCATATGAAGGCACCAGTGCTCCGTATGTTTTGATCATAAAGGGCACGTTGTCATCAGTGATAGCCAGCGGGTCAACAGTCACCAGACCCTTGAACTTCGAGCCACCAGAGTTGGTGTAAGCGAACTTACCCAGACCTTGGTAATCGTCGAGGTCCCACAGAATAACTGATTCAGGCGGCACACCACCAGTCGCAACCAGAGGGCGGTCAAGAGCTTTAGCAACAGTAACCGTGCCGTTGGGCGTAGTGGGCGCAGACGTGAAAGTTGTACCAGTGACAACACCAGTGATAGTACCGTTGCCATCGTATGTGAAAGCTGAAATTTCACGAACGAGGAACGTTGCGCCTGATGCAGAACCAGCGTAGATGCGGTACTTAATAGCACCAGAAAAAGCTGTCCACGACAGGGCGATAGTCGACGTACCACCAGTAGTAGTGATAGTAGCTTCTGCAGATGCGAGCTGCTCACCGAGAACGGTGACAGGAGCAACGCGGAAGTACCAAGCCTGTGCAGCAACAGTACCACCAGCACCCTCAGAGAGAGTGACTGCAGTCATAGTTGATGTTGGGCGCAATACAGCTGTTGGGATGATCGGGATATCGCGGTACGCGTTCAAACGCCACCCACCACTGATTTCAACTGTACCGAGGCCGTTCATGCCTTGGTTGAGTCGAACGTTGGTGAGGAGTTGTGACACCTTGCTGAGCATCTTGGGCGACATCAGGATTGCTTTCTTGTGGTTCTGGCCCTGACGGATGATGTTTTCATCAATCATGTCATCCAGAAACGAAAGACTGGTCGGCACCACACCACCCTGTGCGTTGTTAACGCGTGTAGTGGAAATGAAATGCTCGATACCTGATGGCTCAAACGAGTTTGCATCATTATTACCGTTCACGATGTAGTGAATCAGGTCATACGCATGAGCGAGCAGGTGGTTTTCCATTTCCGCAGCAGCAGCATCAACATATTTTGCTGATGTGTCTTTGAGGAAGTTGGTTACCGCGCCTTTACGGCGGATAATCCGAAGGTTAACCCCGGTGCGCTCGTATGTTGATGCATACGTTGGAGTAGTCGCGTTTTCACCCATCGCGCCACCAGATGCTGGCAGTGCGGTCAGTCGGTTGAACTCGTGGTACTTCTGCGGATCGAATTTTGGATTGATCATCGCGATCTCGGGAGACAGACGCACCACCGCGTTGGTGATGGTGTCTTCGAGATGTTGAGGAATCAGCGCTCCGCCGCTGCCCGTTGAAGAGTCAAGGGCCTTGGCGATTAAAGACCGGCGCTCATCGCGCAAGCTGTTGAATTGTCTGAGTAGATCTGCTACCATGTTTTCTCCTTGGCTTATACAGCCAGTTGTGTCATGACCTCAGCAAGGCTCTTGCGAACACTGCCACGGTCAGCTACACCTACTTGTGCCGGTGCACCAGCAGCTTTAGCTACCTGTGCTCCTTTTTGCAGCAAATCCAACAGAGTCTGTTGATCTGGGTTCAAAATAGGCTGTGATTTGTTGACCTGAGCTACAACGCCATTCTGCCGTTGGGCTGCGATCGACTTCTGGATAGTGTCAGCGACACCCATGCCTTCAAGGACGCCTTTTACAGCTTCCATTGTTTCTTCCTGATCGGCCATTACGCCTTTGATCACTGTGGCGAGCATTTGCACACTCTTTGCTACAGCAGCAATACGCTTGTCATATGACTTGGCGATGCGGTCTGGGGTGGTGATGACAATTTTGCCCTTCTTCACAAGAGCACGAAGTTGAGTCTTGGCGACTTCATCCACGTTCTCCAGCGCTTCATCTGGCATATCATCGAGACGCTGTTCTGCTGAGTCAGACGCTGTAGCACCCTCTGCTGATTTGGCTGCTTTTTCAGCTTCATCAACAACCGGTGCCGCAGCTGTGGCAGCTGGGTCAGCGGGTGGGGCATCTACAGAGGCTGTCACTTCTGGTGTAGCGGCACCAGTAGCGGCTCCTGTTGCAGACTGTTTAAGCTGTGCAACAAGAGACTCTATGTTAGATAGGAGCGTTTGCTCATCTGGTGAAAGATTATCCGTCATAGTTACCTCGTAAAATTTGGTACGAGTAAGTAAGCAAGACTAATAAAGTTTCTGCATCAGTTTTATTGCATTTGTTATGTCCTTATCAGAAACATGCCGTAGATTTTCAATATCAAGCTTATTGTAAGCCAGATCGTCTATCTTCTTTTTCAAAGCTGGCGACTTTGAAGCGAGATATTCCATTTGGTCAAACATATGGCTTTCCAACTCGCGCCTATCAAACTGGCTAAAATCTTTATCAGACATCTTGGGCGGGGCACCAGCGGCAGTGGATGTGGCTTTTGGTGGATTCTTCTGTTGTTGCTCAGGCAACTTCACCCATGCACCATTGGTCTTCTTGTACTGGCCGTCAGATCTCTGGCGCACAGTGCCTTCTGGCAAACCTGCTTTATCAACAGAACGATCAACCATAGCTTGTAAGAGTGGCACACACTCCTGCAGTTTGGCAAACACAGCAGCGCGACCACCATCAGATGGAGCAGCTCTCATAACATCAGCTTTAGCTTGGTTGCCCACTTGCACTTGCTCAGCAAACCATGGTGCAGACTGCAGTATCAGTTCTATCATCAACTGCTTGTACTCATCAAAGACACCAGCCAATGCCCCCTGTTTATTGGAATCAGCAGATGTCATGATGGTCATGATTTCATCTTGTAACGCGTCATGCAGTTTGTATTTTTGCCTGTAGTATTGATTCTCCAGATCTTCTATCTGGAGTTTCTGCTGCAAAGACTTTTGTATTGTCTTTTGTACTTGCCAAGGAGGAACTTCACCCAGAGCCTTGAACACAGCATGCGCCATAGAATCTTTGTATGCGGGACGGGGTACCACCACCACACCATCAAGGTCAATCGCATTCAAGACACGCTGCCCCTGTGCCGACTGGTAGACGATACCACCGGGGCGCACGTTGCCCTCAATGGAAAAACCTTTCTGTCTTGCTTTTGTATAGGGCGGGAGACCGTTAATCTGTTTCCACAGTTTGTCGCATTTGTCGAGTGTCGCTTGGCCTACGCCATCTTCTGGGCCATACAGGCGATATGTTGTTACCCAGTCACCATCTTTGTTGATCTCGCAGTCAACAAGACGACCAATGTCGTCGATGTCACGTATGCCGTGTACGCTTGGGTACAAAAGAATGTCGCCGGATTGAGCCTGTGCAACAAAGTCTTTAATGCAGTCTGCGGTCATGCGTTCACCATGACCGTCTACTCTCGGGCCAGATGTTATACCATACAAATACCGACTTTTACCACCACTACCATCATCTTGTGCTTTCGCTACAGTTGGTTGGTATGGGTGGAAATGGAATTTTATGTGTGTTGGCTTATCTAAAGACTCTTCCGACATGCCACTAAATAAGCGGTGTTGTCTCTGGTAGGATAGTCCAACCGCTCATCTCCAACGTTGATATATCAACATGATCGATGGCACGTGTAGATATGGTTTTGTTGGTGTATTTGTCGTACAAACGCTCTGTCAGGATACCAGAGTTGTTGAGCTTAATCATCAATCCAGTACCATCATCGTTATCGCGCTTGAGCACACGCCCCATCATAAGGGCATGGAATTCGTTGTCTTTCATCATTACTCCTCGTCTGGTCTTTCGTATTTTTTACTGCTGATATTGGACATAACAAGTGGCCCACCACCATTGGTGGTTGATAGTGCATTCTTTGCTACTGGTGACATATCAAGGGCTATGGGTGGCTGCAAATAACGATAGTGACCCGTCTTTACTAACTCATCCACAAAACTTGGTTTGTCAGTCTTTGACATAACGCCCAACACGGCATCTCTGCCTTGCTTGTCTGAATCGACTATGACAAACTTGCCGTCTACGTCAAGTACAAATACCGTGCCTTTCTGGGCCACGGCTTGTACTTTTTTATTTTGTGGTGGAGAAACCTTAAAATCATCGTCATCACCCACAAATTTTTGTTGTTCCACTTTATACTCCTTTTAATGTGAAAAAATGAATGCCGTCTGGTTGCATAATATATGATTCGATACGAAACTTAGTATTACGATCGAATAACACTTCTTTCTCACTATCTTTAAAATGGTGCAAATCACCACCAATAGCAACGCCCGAATTTCCTTCTATCTTGAATATAATACGTTTTTTGTCACTTCCCATCTGCTTTCCACCAGCAAATATGTCGGCCTTTGTACTATCTTGTGAAGTAGAAACAAAAGATGGGAATGTAATTTCGCCACCAACAGAAGACTTTAAATTTTCAAATACGTCGGGCGACAGTTGCACACCACGATACGTAGTACCCTCAAATTTAGGCGCTTTTTGCAAAAAAGCAGAGATAGTTTCTATTTGGTCTTTAACTTTTTCTGTATACGGGTCTTTAGATTCAAGCCTTTCTGGACTACGCAAAAAACTGTTAATCTGTTTAAAATCATTCTGCGTATATGCTTTAATAGTCGCACGGTCAATGTCGGTGGCATGTTCGTTGGCCCAATTTGAAGTAGCTTGTGCAGCTTCTGTATAGTATTTTATTTTAACGTCGCTTTGATCTGGTTTAGATTTCTGTTGGTTGGGCTTTACACCAGAAGCTACATCATCTGGGATTTTGCCTGTAGAAAAGTAATGATCAAGCTCAGCTTGTGTTAGGCGCATAGCAAGGGGCAAAGATTTGTTATACCGCAAATCATCCGGAATACCAGAGGGATTGGGCTGTTCCCGCTGCGCTTCTTCTTTTTTGTCTGTAGTTTGTTCAGACACCTTCAACCACGAACCATCAGACTGTTTTTGGTATATACCATCTTTGCGCTGGCGTTTCTCACCGGGTTTTGCTGCAGCTTTGGCAACCACAAGAGCCTGTAAATTTTTGGAAATAGATTCCAAAAACCACATGCCTGTTTCTGCTTTTTGATCTTCTGTGAGTTCATCCTTTTCGAGTAAGAAATATTCAACATCACAATTGCATCCCGCTACTTCTTCTATCGGTGCTTTGGGGTCATGTGGGTAGCGCAGTGAAACACCAGTGGACAGCACAAAGTTCTCATTAACTGGTATACCATCTTTGTAGTTGGTTTCTGCCTCTGCGTGATGTGGGCGCGGTTTCTTGGAGAGTTTGGGGTTGTGTAACCATCGCTTACGCATAGTGAACTGCGGATTTTGCTTCACAAATTCTTTGGTGTAGTTGTCTTTGGTCTGGTTCACCATTGAACGTACTTCACCCACAGCAATAGTGTGAATATTTGCTGGCATGTCTAGACGTGGGTTCTCCTCTACGTAGTTGGAGAACGTCTCGGTGATTTTCTCCTTGAACGCGTCGACGAGCTTGGGGTTGACACGGCCCGCATTCTTGCCCGAGGCAAGGGTGCTACGATTTTCTTCCAATGAAGCCCTGAGATCTGTTATTAACGCCTCTTTCAACGTATTAGTGATGAGTCGCCCGTCTTGCACAGTCTTGTTGAGCACCATTGATTTGCGCGGTATGAGTTCTTCTACTCTGGGTAGCACAATTTTGCCTGTCTTCTTGCTGATAGCCTTCTTGTAGTGATCATCACTTATGTTGGCTACAGCAGCAGCCACCCTACGCGAGTTGTCGGCCAGAACATTAGCCATAAGCTGTGAGTATGAAGTCCTGCCCGATCGGTAATCGGCCTTGATCTGTGCTATGGTTTTCTTCTTAGCCACTACTGTACCTTTTTGTCTATCTCATATAGGATGCGGTCAGGAGACCACCCCTGCTGCAGAGCTTCATCAAGTATTGCTTCGACGTCTTCCTGTATGACTTCGAACAACAAACGCAATTCCACACCGAGATCACCAGACATCTGCTCGATGTCATTCTCAAAGTCGTGTGGTGGTATTACTGAAGTGTTGGCCACGGGGTTACATCATGCCGGGGACTGGCTGTGGTGGTTGTGGTCCACCACCATCAGGCAGATCAAACTGCTGCCCCTCAAATGGTTCTTTGCCCATTTCTTCAGTGCGTATTTCATTAACGGTGTACAGACCAGATTCTTTCATGGCCTTCCATTTTGCAATGTCACCAGAGTTATCATAACCAGACCTTAGTTTAAGCGAATAACCACTACCAAAGCGGAATGGTAGAATTTCTTTGGTTATCTTGGTTTCGAGGTCAAGGATGTCCGGGTATATGCCCTTTTCCTTTTCGATGTTTGCCTGAGCGTCTGCAGTATTGCGACCAGACGTGTCGTCACTGCCCGATTCATTGATTTCCATATTGGTCATGTTGAATACAAGAGCAATGTCTTTTTTCAATTGATCTTGTCTACTCATCTGCATCTGCATAGTGTTCTCGCGCGTCATATCAAGCACGATAGGTTGACCCACACCAGAAATCGTGCGTATTGCCCCCTTTCTCACTTCATTGAGCATGGTCTCAATACGCTTTTGTTCGTTTGAATCGAGCGGTATAGTAGTATCAAGATCGGACAAAGACCCGAATGGTGAATTCTCACCAAAGACAACAATTTTCTCTGGTGGCTTGGTACCATCGGCCTGATCAGCCATCAACCTGTCGAACAACATAGCCTCAGCCACTTTGTTCACAAGAGCATCGAGTGGTATCATGCCATAAGAGCGTGAAGATGAAGGCAGATACTGCGTATAAACGATTTCATCAGTAAAGAACATTTGTGGTTGCATGCCAGGCACGATCTGCACAAAAGCTGCACCACCACCAACATGCCTACTTTTGAGGGGCATCACAGACCCACCGGGCAGGACATAAAAATTCTCCACCACACCATTCAACTGCTCTTTGTAGACAGCTAGCCCACCATGGATGTATAAGTCAAACATCCACTTTTTAACAAAGTGTGACCATGTATCGTTGATGTTTGGTTGTTGCAACCAATCATAAATTTCATTGGCGCGGTCATTCTTACGCGATTTGATCTTTTGATACCATCGCATAAGAGAACCATTGAAGTTAGACATATCAGGCAGAAGATCTGGGAGATAATGAACGCAAGCCGCGTACATACGCTGTGCGGCTACTATGTATTTTGGTTCTTGTCTCTTGGAGAATTCTTTATAGGTTTGGTAGTACGTCTTCAGTTCGAAGGCTATCTTGTCATCCTGTTTTATGTCTGGTATTATGTCGTAGTCAAATGCTGATATGCGCTTCATGCGTGAAGACACTACGCCGAAGACATATGCACAGTGACGGAAGATACTGACCCTTTCATCTGGTGTCAGTGTAAAAATGGGCTGTTCGTGTTGTCCATAAAGGAGCCGACCTTGCTTGTCTCTGGCAGAGACGCCCATGAGATCAGAAAAACTATAGACATTATAACCACGGCGGTTTGGGTCCTGTATTTTAGAAAACTGTTCTGCCCCGAATGTCGCCATGTCCGCAGTGAATGCCATGCCCTTTTCTATACTTGGATGGTCAGACACTGCGACTACGGATTTTATCATGTGCCTAAATAAAGAGCCTACCGCCTACGTTGCGACATCATGACCAAGAACCTACGCGCTAGCAAGGCATACAACTCCGCATGAAAGAAGTGGTCGGCCAATGACCCCTCAGTCCAGAAATAACGGCCTTTCTCTTCATCATAAACCCGAGTTGGAGCACACATGTGGGCCGCATACTCTGGTACCGATAATATGTTCCTTGGCAAAACCAACCTACGCGTTAAGACTAATTCTTTGATCGCATCCATTTGTGACGTGCGGTCCACATTCATCAGTTTATTAGCCGCATCAATATGCTCAACCAATGAATTGCCATACCTGCACATGAACATAGTACGCAGCCTAAATGCAAGCCTCTTTGACATGCGTGTCTCAGGCATGGCATCAATAACACCAGCTTTGACGTTGTACCTACGCCACAATTCTGCAATATCTTTTTCTGTGTTAACAGACCCGACATAGACAGCTAATACTCTGTCATCTGGGAGTAGCCTGTTAATCCGCACATGCAAGACATTACCAACGTCAACTCCCATAACACACGGGCCTGGGTCAGTATTACCCATAGTGTGATTCTGGTCTATACACGCCCTTAGCATGTTGGTATCTATCTTGGCCCCAGCAGCTGTATACGGCAACCCGAGATCACCATTGTAAAAACGCTGCATCTTTGAGTCATTTGACAGACCATCGTTGAAGTTATCAACCATTTCTTTTAGCGTGACAGCACTTGAAAACAGTTTCGATATCTGTCTGCCTTTCATATCAGAGTCTTGATTTGCATCTACCCACTCACCATCTGCAAATCGATCAATAGGCTTGTGGCAATGATCACAAATCAGTCGTATGTCGTTGCTACCACCACGTCTGTATTCTGGGTCTACTATTACCCATGACTTGTCACCTTCTTGTTGCACCACATGCGTGAAAAAATCTGGAGTCACCCAATGCCCACAATCATGTGGTATAAACCATCTTGATTTAGTCGACTTCTCCATGAGAAGCGCTATGCCATGCCCCTCAGTTGTTGGCTGGCTGATATAGACTCTACCCCTAAAGTCTGAAGCTGACAGGCGCTCTTCTGCCATGTGCACATGAGCATGGTGGCATCTGTCATACTCATCTATAATCAGATCGTCTGCTGGAAATTCTGTAAACGGATTGGGCGTATTAGACCCAGCAAATGCAAGAGCACCACGGCCAAAATGTTTAAGCAGAGTAGAATCTGGGCTATCTGGGCCACCAACAGACAGCAATTCTTTATAAAAGGGGGTCAACTTCACAGACATGTCAACCCTGTTTTGTACATACCTGTTTTTTACAGTATCGGTAGGCAAGACATAAAACACCGACAACCCACGCAACCCCGTGTGGGCTATAGCACGAATGAGTGCCCATTCAGATACACCACACTGGGTGCTTTTCATTAAGATTTCTACCCTGTTTTTGGATAGATACAGGTCTTTTGCGTAGTGATGTTGGTCGAAAGTTATGTGGCGGTTTTTGTGTGTCTTATGATGGTTTAGTGCCAGCCACAGAACCGGGTTGACCTTTTTCATCAGACGATTTATTTCTAAAGTATCCAAGTTCTTTCTCCAGTCGCGACACTTCTTCTGGTGTAACGTTCAGTTCGTGCTTTGTGATTTCGGTTGGTTTGCCACCAGAGAGTCTGGCATTTGTGTGCACACTCCTAACTGCGGTAGCTGCATCTTGCATCAGACCAATGATGCTGGCTATGTCTTCTTTGGTTTCTGGGTCCTGCATGCGCTCAAAAGCTTTTTCTATCTTATCTAATGCTCTTTGGGATAGAGCCAGCACTTGCTCGTCCATCAAGGCAACATGATGCGCTACGCGCTCTGATTTAGCTACCCGTATTTCTGCCAGCTTTTTATTTGTAGCTTTTTCCAGCTCCGTCATTTCAGAATACCAGCGCTCCATGTTATAACGCGACCGAATCTCAAAATACGGTATGCTGTACTTTTCTGATAAATCCATCAAGGATTGACTGGTAGTCATCCAGTCATGCTTGATTTTGGCCCAATCAACCTTACGCTCCTGTTCTGGTCCGGGCATGGGTGCTGGCTTGTCCAGTTTTGGTGTAGGCAACTCTGGTGGCAGTTTGCCTTTATTCTTCTTGCTCATGGGGTGACCAATCTTAAGTAACTTTTTGTCTTAGGATTTATGATGCCACCGCGTTTGTGCACTTCTATCAATAGAGATGCTTCAACATCGCAATCATCCAGACAATAAGCATGCAGCTCCTCTATCTGCCCGAGTTGATACATCTTCGGTGCGTCAACACCCTTGCCTGATTTTGCGGGGCAGTCATTGGCTTTGGCAATGGCATCAAGCCCGAGACCGCGCATAGCAGATTTGTTGTCTGACGAAATGTTCAGCGCCTTTGCAACATTGTCAAATACATCATAATGGTTGATACCAGATAAATCAACACCATGTGCTCTGAGTAGATTTGCATCAAATGCTTTGGTGTTGAAGCCAGACAACGACCACCCATAAGCTTTCACAATGCCCATGATCTGCGCGATTTCTTCTATATTATCTGTTACACCGCACGGCATTTTCTTGCTTTTGTTTGCATCACCATAGTTGAGTGACACTAACACAAACCCAACACAGGCGATACCCATGCCAGTGTAATCATGCCACCCACCAGCCACCCACTCATCTGGCACTTTGAACTTTGGGCGTGTTGGATATTTTTTTGTCTCGATGTCAAATACCATGTACCAGTTGTCTGTGTTTAGATTGTTAAATGCCGCTGTATGGAGTTCTGCTTGTTTTAGTGTTTTCATGTTGTGTTATCGGCGCATAGGTTTGCGTGGTATCGTGTCGGTTTTAAAATCAGCTATCAATTTTTCTATGCCTGTATATACAGGCATACCATGAAATTTAGCAGCTTCTACTTCTGCTGCAACACCAGATGACTTGTCAGATTTTGGTATGACCAATACTGCATCACATCTCAGCATTAATTCTATGCAACCGGGCAGAATGATATCGTCAATATCGTCAAAGAACGCTGAATTTGAATGCGGGCAGAGTGCCACCACCCCATGCCGCCATAAAATGCGAGAATATTTGCGCGCTCGCCTAATATTGTATATCTGTTTGATAATATTTGAGGCTCTGTATGGCCCAGCTACATATACAACCTTCATTTTTTGCTCCATGTGTCGTCAAGCAACATCAGACCAATGATAGCGTAATTCGCTATATCAAGCAACGTGTCACGCACTGATTCTGTCTTCACTTGTGCTGCTGCTTCACGAGTAGTCAAGGAATGAACCCTCGCTACCTTGTCCAACAACCTGACCGCCACACCCGAAATACCAGTAAGAGAAATGTTGTCTATCGTGCCAGCGTAGTCTGCATTCTTGGCTTCAATGATAGCTCGCATTTGTGCAGTTATTTTGTCAAATTCCTTGATGTCCATCTCTTATCTCCTTTTGTTTTAGTATCGCCTGTTGCAAACGCCTGTGGTCGAAATCGCCTATCATATATAGCATGATAGAGTCCAGAGGTTCTTTGTTAATGTTGATTTGTGTAGTATCTTTCACCACAATCAAATGATTGTCATCTTCTACTATGCCGGTGTCCACCAATGCATCGAGCAGAACTTTTTGCACATAATTGCTTATGTCGCGCAGCCTCTTCAGGCTAAAAGACAAAACCCAAGACAACTCCACTTTATCAAACACTGGCTTGTCGAATACTACACCAGTATCGGTGATACGGAAATTGTTATGGTTGAACAGGGAGCATACGCAGACATCAAGTATAGATTTATACCTGCGTCTGTATTTGGCTATCTCGCTATAGTGCAGTTTGACATATTCATTGATAGACACGGGTTTAATTGGTAGAGCAAACCACACACCAACGATTTCGCCACCGCGACGCATAACGCCAGTTTTTATATGGCGTCGTAGGTCTACGATAGCTTCATCATTTTTGTCTTTTTGTGATTTCTTGGGTGTACTCATAGTTAACCCCATGGTGTTTCTTCATTTGTTGGGGGGCAGTCTTCATCATAATCTTCACGCCTCACACCATAGCGAATGCGTAGTTCTACCAGTTTCTCGTGCGGTATGACTTCCTCGATCTTCCACTTACCAGCATGGATACCATTACCACCAACGTGACACTCATCACAGAGTGGTATCTTGTTGTCGAGTTCATCACCAGTTACACCACCATGCATATGGCTTTTGAATGCGCTCTTTGAGATGATATGATGGTAGTGAACTTTACGGTGATGTCGGCACTTAAAGCAGAAGTTGTATAGTGGTTCTTGGCTATTGCCAGCAGAATCAGTGCGCACTGGGGCTCTTTTCATGCGCACATTCCAACCATTGGAGACTCTGGTGACTACCAGATTTTCTGGTGTCGCCATTGCCTTGTCCAGCCCGTACAGGTTCACTGTGGCCTCATAAACTTGCAGAACTCAGCGACGTTGCAGAACTTCTCGCACTTGCGGCCCGCCCATGTTTCATTGTCATCACACTTGGTGTCCCAGTCACCTTTCTCCATCGCCGCAAGCAGAGCGTCGCGCTTGGTGTCGAAGTAAGCCTTCACTTCTTCGTCTGGCAAGATAGGAATCGGTATCATGTACACACGATCAGCAATGCCCCAATTGGCCGCTGCCATCGTGCCACCATCACGCGCGATGGCCTGAATGCGCATCATGTGCACCGGTCGCCCTGTTGCCTCAATCATCAAACGATAATGATTGAGCTGCAATACCCAATCACGGCAGTCTTGATTGGCGTAGTTGATGCGCCATTCCTTCTCCATCTTCTTGTCGCCCGGTTTCATCTCGCGCTTGGTGCCGTCTGGCATTGTGAATGAACCACGTGCCTTGTATACTTCATCAGTCTCGCGTGGCACCCAATAGAGGCCGAGAGCCTTGGCGATCTTGAATGAACCACTGACTTTGTAGTCAGTCAGAATATTCAACCCATTCTCGGTCTCCAGCAAGTCAGCCAAACCAGAAACACCATCGAGCACTTGGCGCTGCAGTTCACTTTCACCGAGGGATGTGTCATCTGTTGCCTCGTCATCGAGACCTTTGTGTACACCAGTACCCAGCAATTTGAACATCGCTTCTTTCGGGTTCTCGGCGTAATCTGCTTTGATCATGAGCATTGCCTCATATGTGCCACGCAGAAGTTGCGTGGTAGATGGTATGCCATTCCACGTACGCTGCTTGGCCACTGCCCTGAGTGTTGGTTTTGTTAGACACCTATCACCCATTCGGCATTGTTCCATGCACGAAGTTATCGCCACTTTTTGCCCGTCTGGGCAGATGAAGTCAGTCAGCATTGTTAGTCTCCTTGTTTTCCTTACTATCGGTAACCGGTATTGGGTGCAGGAGTTTACTTCTGACTATTATTGGTCCTTTATATCCCCATTCACAAGTGAACTCGTACAGAGACCCTTTGGTCAGAGTCTCGACATTAATGAATTTGTCTGGTGGGTATACAAGCTCATCTCTGACCCCGGCCCCCTCAAAAGTAACAAATGCCATACGCCTATTGCCTTTCTTGGTGTAGATAACACGGCAATCAACAACGTAACGCAACAACACCACTTGCTGCATGGTCTTCAATTCTGATAGGCTTTTATGATAAAACCCATCAATAAGATCTATCGGGTCAACAACAACACGCCCGCATCTGTTGTATTGGTTGAGCTGCAAGTCCACCAGTGTAGGCTCACCAATTCGTTTTGTCAACACACTATAGTCATTCTGGTTCATCTCAGCGCCAATCAAACTACGGAAAGCTCCAGCACAGTACAGTGATTTTAATGCTGTTTTGTTTATTATCTTTGCTGGCACTCTTGATAGGAAATCTTCTACTGATTCAAACTTGGCGTTCCTGCGTATATCAAGCAATTTTTGGGCTGTCTCATCAGAAATGTAACGCAGACCAGAAAACCCAGATAAGACAGACTTACTGGACAACACTTTGTGCCTAAGTTCACTCTTGTTGATATCTACAGGCAAGACAGACACACCCCGCTTCAACATCTCTGCCTGATATCGCCCCACTTCCTGCGATGACTCGGCATTGTCTATCAATGCACAATACCATGCTGCTGGATGATGACAAGCCAAATAAGCAGTCTCATAGCAGATTTTGGTGTATGCAACAGCATGGCCATAGTTCCATGTGTACTTGCTGAACTTATCAATAATAGCCCAGATCTCGTCTACTTCATCTTGAGTCAGACCATTGGCTATGCACCCGGCAGCAAATTTTCCTTTCTGCTGTTCCATAACTTCTGGTATTTTCTTGCCGATGGCCTTGCGCACATCGTCAGCTTCAGACATCGAGTAATTAGCAAGCTTCACGAATAGCGACATCATTTGTTCCTGATATAGCGGGAGTTCATGAGTGTCCAGCATCATACCGGCCAGCCTGTTGTGCAATGGCTCAGATGGTGCACCATTCTTACGGGCAATGTACTTGTCAGTCAGACCAGAAAGCAAGGCAGCGGAACGACCTAGTGTGTTTAAATCCACCAACTGCTGAAAGTTGTGTGGCTTCACATCCGCAACCACTCGCCGGTAATTGTATGTGTCCCATTGGAACAGCCCCACCATATCAGTGTTATTTATGAATTCGTAGATTGATGGGTCATCGATCGGTATTGTGTCGAGGTTTATTTCATACCCCTCTGATTCCTTTATCTTCACCAAGGCATCCTTGATAGACTGTAGAGTCCTCAAACCAAGAACGTCAAACTTCACTATGCCAATACTCTCAAGTGAATCTTGCCCGTACTGAGTCAACTGTCTGTCGTTCAACAGATACATAGGCACAACATCGACCATAGGGACAGCAGAGACAGCAATGCCTGATGCATGCACACCATAACCCTTAGTTTTGCCTTCAAGCTTACGGGCGACACCCAACAACCAGTCAAAATCTTTAACATCTTTTATAGCATCATAAACGTGCGAATCCATGACCATATCAAGTGTGAGATGTTGGTCATCTGGAAACAGTTTTATTGCTGCTTCGACTTCTGGTGTTAATTTGCCCGAGACACGAGCAAGATCGCGAATAGCGGCCTTGGCCCCCAGAGTTAGAACAGTTGATATGTGACTTACAGACTCGTGTCCATATTTTGCTCCAAGATAGGCAATAACTGCTGCCCTGTCTTGTGGCAGGAAGTCCATGTCGATATCTGGCATGGTCTTGCGCCCTGAATTAAGGAAACGATCAAAAGGGAGTTCGACACCAAAACCAGCAATCGCGATAGGGTCAACGCGTGTGATACCCAAGAGATATGCCACAAGAGAAGACCCAACAGAGCCACGACCTGCACTAAAGTAGCCCCCGCAGTTGCTGCGAGCATATGCAATGAGATCGGATACAATAAAGAAATAGTCCACGTAACCAAATTTGAGAATAGTGCTGAGTTCATACTCCAACCTTGCTATGTGGCGCTCGTCCATCAAACCGCGCTTGTCCAACTCTGCATAGCACAGAGATACAAAATCTTCATCAGTCTTGTGGAATGATGGTGTAAAGTTGGTGTTCTTACCAATACCATAATCAACAGATGCCCAATTGACTGTCGCCAATGCAGACCAGTCAAATGGCTGTGGTGATGGTTTCTCCAATTCTGACCAAGTGTCATCATTCAATATTATCCTGTTTAAATAGAGGTATGTCTCGTGGTCTTCCTTTGGGTTCAGATAAACCACTCGCTGGGGTAATGGCCCAAGCACCTGAAGAGTACCATCGGAAACCTTCTTGTCTGGGTGCGCTATATTGGGCTGTCTTGTGATCGCTACTTGTAATTGTGGTGGTATTGGAGAGTAAAAAGCAACCAAACCATCTTTGTACTTCCTAATAGTGGGCCAATCAACCACTGACTGTATGTCTACTTTGCCTGTGGTGCAACCATAAGTGGACAAAGCTATCAGGTTCTTGTACCCGACGTGGTTTGTGGCAAGGACGACTAATGGCCACCCCAATTCACCTTGCACTGCAAACTTAGTAGCCACAGAATCATCCCAAGAAACCAACAACTCAAGACCAACTACCGGAGTTATGCCCGATTTTGCGCATTTTTGTATAAAATGCAAATGGTCATGCATAGTCTTGTTAACGAGCGACAGGATAGGCTGTTTGGTTTCTTTGGCCCAACGAATAAGATCATCCACTTCGAGCAGAGACCCCAATGTGCCGGGTGATGTTGTGTTTCTCATGTGGTGCTATCGGGTGTTTGTGATTTGTGGCGTCTGTTGCGCTGTGCATTCAACGCAAGCTCTGGGTCAACCAACAAATTGCGTGTGTTGTGCTTGACTGCTATTTTTGCGTATACATTTAGCCATTTCTTCATGTAAAGTTTGATGTAGGCACTGAATGGCGCTTCTGGTGGTATCTTGTAGTGCAAAACGCGGCGATGGAACTCACCATACGCCATAGACAACAGATCGTCATAATCTTCGGGTGTTAAGTAGTTGTAGTATTTCCAGAAGACTCTGTTTGTTAACTTGCCAAGTAGGAAGTTGTGAGTGCTGAACAGAAGAGAAAAGACACTTTCAGATGAACTAATGCGGTAGAACCAGACGAGCACATCTATCTGGTCTGATGTCGTTTGTTTTTCTGCTGCATAAACTGCAGCGAGGGCTTTGGAATACTCCAAAGCCCCATCTACATAACAACAGGCTGGTACTTCTTCAAATACCAGAGGAGCCAAAGCCTTTGCCACCGCGTTCACCTCTTTTTACTGTGAAATGCTCCACGTTGCGAAAACGGCATTGTGCATGAACCATTGGCACAACTTGGCCTATTCTCGCTCCGGGTGGTAGATGCACAACTTTATCTGTCAGATTGTACACTTTCATGAACAACTCGCCTGTGTAACCATCATCAATGATGGCTGTATCAACCAGCAATCCATGTGACATCATAGTGGACGAACGGCTTGCAAGCCATAACCACAATGGCACACCATTGCTCTTGATAGCAACACCAGTTGGCACGTTGACATACTGATGCGGTGGTACTTTTGTAGCTTTACTGACATACAGATCGTATCCAGCATCTTTTTTGTAAGCTCTCGTTGGCTGACGGCCACCGTCCATGATTTTCACATCCATGTCGTATGTGAAAAGCAACCAATGCAAAAATCTTCTTACCATATTCATCATATCTTCCCCCTTACATGCTGCCCAGATCTTCTATTTCATTTGACCTGTCAACTTCTGCTATTGTATCGGGGAGAGAACCATCGGCATACTCTAACCGAACAATATCAACACACTCGCCCGTCG